CCCGCCGCCCCGCCGGATCCAGCGCCGCCGCCCGTTTCACCAAGGGAATTGTTTAGCTGATCTGCCGCCACAGCAGCGCCTTCAGTTTCAATAGCGCTTTGGGTCATTGCATCGCGCAGCGCTTGGATTGATTCCATGGGGGCGGAAAACCCGTCTTTTGCCGCAGTTGCCGCGGATGTTGCCGCTGACGCTAAATCTTCGGCGGCAACCTGTGCTTTGCCTAATTCTTGAGTAATGACTGCGCTGGCCCCTTGTAGGTTGGAACCAAACAGCGCATTCAAGCCGTCCGCAACCACCCAAGTCAAATCAACAAAGGCACCAGCCATCACTTTAATTGCACTCAGGAAAAATGCCTGTATGTTGGCAGACATTGCCGCAACCGACTGTCCAATAAACTCCACACCCAAGCCGATGCGCTGCCACGCATCGACCGCTACATCTGCCACAAGGCGCATCGCTTCGCCAAACCCACCAGCCGCTTTGACCAGCCGCCCGAACATTGCGACCAGATACCCCGCCCCGACAATCAACGCGCCGACGCCTGTGGTGATCAGCGCCGTCTTGAGTATTCCCAGCGCGCCGGTCAGAGAGAACGTTGCAATCACCGCTGCGCCCATTGCCGCAACATATGGCCCCGCAAAAACCGCAGCAGCAATGCCCGAGCTGTATGCAATGACGTCGATGTTTTCGACCACGGCTGTAATAACTGGCAACAGCATGGTCAGCGCGTTTATGCCCATCTCAGCCGCCGCAAATAGCCCCGTGCCGATAGCCTGAACCGCCGCAAAGAAAGCCGGATCGGAAACCACCTTAGTCAGGCTTTCAATGGCATCGCGCAATCCCTTGCGCCGGCCGGACAATCAAAAGGTCTCCAAAGCATTGCGCAAGGATGCCAGCGCACCGCCAAGAGTGTTGCGTGCAGCCTCTGCCGACCCGCCGAATTGCTTTTCCAACTCTGCCAGAATGATTGTCTGCGCGCCGATTGTATCGTTGGCCGCGACCATCCCTTTAACCATTCCTTTTGCGCTTCGGTGAACTGGATGCCCGACCGGGAAAGCGCAGTCATACCCAAGACCGGATCATTCAGCGCCTTGCCGACTTGCAGCGCCGCCGAGTTCAGGTCAGTGCCCATCGCCGTTGCCAAGTCCAGCGTGGCTTTGGTTGCCGCGTCAAACTGGTCGCCCCGCACCTGCGTGAATGTCAACAGCAAACCTTGCATTGAGTTGATCGCTTCATCGCCAAAATTTGTGACCTTTTTGCAGCGCCGCCGCGTGCCTGTTCAAGTCATCCACGCTTTTGCCAGCCGCTCCGCCTGTCGATGCAAGGGCCGCGCCAAGCTGCGCCTGCACCTTTTCTGCCTCGACCGTAGCGTCGATAAAGCGGTTAAACTGCGCACTCAGTGCGACAATACTGACCGCCGCCGCCACTGCACTTGCCGCCGCTACGGCCAAGCCCTTACCCATACCGGCAAATGCGCCCTCCGCGCGGCCCGCGGATCCACCGGCCCGATCACCAGCGCCTGCAAACTTGTCCAGATCATCGCTGGCCGTCCGCACGGGTCGGCTGTCAACCTGTAGTCCGACCGATGCCATGTCATCCATGCGGCTTACTCCCGGAACGGCTGTGGCGTGTTTTTGCCATTCGACTCAAACAATTCACTTGCATAAACCCCGCTCATTTTTTGCAGCCATTGCGCTTCATCGCCTTCAAACGCAAGCCCCACATTCGCGGCCCATGCCTGAATCTCAAGGTGGGACAGTGCCACCGGTCCCATCCGCTTTGCATTACAGGCCCTACATCGAACAGCCATTCTGCAAGATAAGCACGAAACGGCAATTCTGGAAAGTCCGGTTCTTCATTTGCCCGCTCCAAAAAACTCCACCGCGTCTGCTTTATGCCCTTTGGCTGTGCGCATAACCAAGCGTGTTGTCGCGCCCAGAGGCAAAGCGCCTCTAGGCTTGTGCGAAAAATTGGCCCGGTCCTTCAAGAACTCAGTCACTTCGTCCAATATTGACGGATATTTGCGATAGATCGCAAACGCCGCTTCTTCCGAAAAACTCCACAGGCTTCCCGTCAAGGCTCAGGTTTTCCCAGCCGATGGTCGCATCAACGGCGGTCTGAATAATTCCCTCTTGCCCTTCATCGATCAGCGCACCAATTTGCGCCTCGGTCATTTTGGCGAAGTCCATCTTGCCGCCGCGCCGCTTCAGGATGCTGGTTGCGCGCTTGCGGGCTTTGGCCTTTGCCGCAGGGGCGTCAGGGCCGAGCAGGTTGAGGCGCATGGGCTTGGACGCGTCGGGCGTGCCGTCCTTGCCTGTAACGTATGCCGGCGCGTCTGTGCGGAGGTTTGTGAGGTGCAGCCAAGCGCCATTTTCTGATGCTGATACTGAGTCGAAACAATCCATGGTTTATATCCTTTGGTTTAGGTTAAATTCGGGGGGTGCGGTAAACCACGCCTCACCCCCCTAGCCTGCGGGAGTTGCAGGATTACGACGCGGCGACTTCCACATCGGCGCGCGTGAACTCGATATTGCAGCTTGCCATGTTGACCGACCCGACCGACTGGCCGCGCGGGAAAGACATGACCTTGCCCATGATGTAACGGATCGTGCCGTCGCTGCGGGTTTCGCGGAAGCTGATTTCGTCCTTAGACGCCAGCGCGGCAAGCAAGATGATCTGGCCAGCATTGGCAGAGTCGTAGCCAAGCGGAACCGTGATCGAGCCATAATTCAGTTCGCCGTGGAATTTGTTCACGATGCCGGTTTTCAGCGGGGTAAACGTGACCGCAGAATATGCCGCGCCAAACTCGGGAATTTCGGACGCCTCTCCCACCTCGGTCCACGACAGCGCGACGTATCCGGCTGCGTCGAATGTTGCGGGGGTAGCTGCCGAGACGGACAGAAACCCGCCGATGCCTTCAGTAAGTGCCATGATATTTTCCTTTCATGGGCGTGGATAGGCGGGATGCCTATTTCAGGACCGGGACAAGACCCGATGTAAATTCAACCAGAACTTCGCCGTCCGCCTCAGTGGCATCAACCACCGTGCCGGAATAAGTGACGCCGTTGGACATTGCGAATTGCAACACGTCGCCAGCCTTTGGCGTTCTGCCGCTGTAGATCATGGCAGGCGTTGTGCCGGTTGGCGTAGGCATTGTAACGATGCGCGCGCCAAGGATTGGTTTGGCTTTCATATTTAGACGCTCCTTTGAAAGATTGCGCTGCAACGGATCGACACGTTCTTGCGAAAGTATGCGCCATCCATCGCGCCCGGCTGTGGATCGCCCATGTCTGTCACCTGAATTTGACCGTCTCCGGCGGATAGTATCAGGTCAATGGGGAATTGGTCAATAATGCGCTGCGCCTGGTCGTCGGCCTCATCCTCGAACGTGCCCTCGTCCACAAAGACCGCCACAAACAGCCGAACGACCATCCGGCTTGACTTGGACAGGCCGAAACGCTCCGGCGGGGTGGTGGTAAAATATGCCAGCCAATACGGCGGCTCAGGCGTGATGTATTGCAGCGACGGCGTGTCATAAACTCCGGGCGCGTTCTCGCCCCATACAATCGGCGGCGCGGATGGCGTGGCGGCAAGGCGCGTGCGTAGCGCGGTTTTGATGTCTTTGTGGTTCATCCGACCCGTGCCTTTGCTTTTGCAATAGATGCCCGCACAATCGCGGGCCATTGATCAACGGCGCCCTCGACAAAGTGCGCGCCCACCTGGTTGTAAGTCCGGCCTAGCTTGTCATCACCCACAAAGCCGTTATTGACCGCCGCCGCGTATTCTGCCGTCCAAGTGAATGTCGCCAAATCGCCACCTTTCATTCCGGCTGCGGCCATAATATAGGATTCCGCGCCCTGCCCAGATGCCCCACCCGCTACGGACGATATAAGGCTGTTGCGCAAGTTTCCGGTGTCAACCGGCATCCGCCCGCCTTTGGCTTTGGTCTGTTGCGCCACGGCGATGACGGATTGCGTCGCGTCCTTCAGCACGGCGTCAATTCGCTTTTCGGCTTTTTTGTCCACTGGTCCAAAGTTGCAAAAGTATATTTTGCCATTATTCCAGCCTCGCAAAGAAGTCGATGCGGATATCAGAATAACACCTGCAATTCACGGTCTCACCGGCCGGTGCGCCAAGCGACGTGTCGCCGGGATACATCATCTGGTATCCACCCACAATGAACGGCACGCCCTGCGGAACAGGGTCTTGCTTGTCCGCGTCAAGGTGAGACTGTCGCGTCTTGCCATCCTCACCCGTGCTGTCCCAAGCCCTAACCACGTCTCCCGCCTGAACATCGTTGTTCGGGTTTTCGATCAACTGGTCCAGCGCCTCTTGCCGCCCTGCGTTCAACGCCTTGAGCGTTTCGGTGCGGGCGATTGTTTCGCCGCGCAACGCAAGCAGCCGATCCGAATACCGCGCCGCCATCCGGTCAATGTCCGCCTGTGCCACCGGCTTGCCGTCCGCCATAGCCCGGCGCACGATCCCGTCAAAGCGTTTGTCGCGCCGCGTGCGCGTGAAATAGTTTGCCATGCGGTCGGGGTCGGTCAGTTCACCACGCATATTCTGCACATAGCCCGCCTGTGTGCTGTGCACGCCCCACCAGACCGCCTTGCCGCGTGCCGTTGACCACGCGCCCGCCGATGTCCAGCGCGGTGCGCAGCGGCCCTGCGCCTGCCTCCAGCCCGGCCCTGATCGTCTGGGCTATCATCACGCGCGTGTCGCCCAGCACCTCAGTCACTAGCCGCGATCCAAGATCCAGCGCGATCCGCTCGGCACGCTCATTCCGGCCCCCGAACGACTGCACGATGCGACCAGCGATCGGCGCGCGGCGCGTGGCGTGTTGGAACGCGCCCATCTGATAATTGCCACCAGCGTTCATGGCTGCCGTGATTGCCGTATCGGTGCGGAACAAATCGGCCGCATCGAACCGCAGCGCGCGGAACGCCGCGTCCACATCACCGCGCGCAATGGCGGCTTCAAGCGCCTTCATATCCGCTTGGCTCTGCACCTGGCGCATAGCCGCGACAAACTCCGACCGGACGCCCGGCCATGTTTCATCCAGCAGCTTCAGGAACGCTTTGCGAGTGTCGCGGGTTGTCATTAGTATTTCACCGATTCTATGCAGAGTATCAGCGCATCGTCTGGGCTGAACCCTTGCGCGATACTGGCATTGTAGTGTAGTCGCCGGACAGCGGCAAGCAACACCGCTTTACGCGCTTCGCCGGGTAGTGCACTTTCCGCAGCGGCAAACAACGCTTCGGTGCTGGCTACGTCCATCATGCGCTTGGCTGTGTCGGTCATACATCCACCTCATCCATCAAGGTTTGGTGGGCCAGACGACAGAGTAAGGGAAACCTGCTTGCTCCGTTATATCACGAAGTGCCTGCCGATACGATGCCCACTCAGGTGTCATGGTGTTGTCGCTCAAGGCTTGCCAGTCGGTATCAGACAAGAGGCGGTTGCGTCGGTTGCGAATAGCATCCTCTGCCTGATCCTGCGGCTTGTTGACGACCGTGTAGCCAATGAACCAGCGATTACCGTGAATAGGCTGACCTACCTGAGACTGGTCTACCTCGCCTGTGATATGGTTTGTGGCATCGTCTTCTGTCTTCAGACGGATCACCTCTTTGTGAGGCATATCGCCCATTACTAAATTTGTACCAACGGCTCATAGGCTGGCTTAGACAGTTCAATCACTGGATGCACCAGATGGCGCTTCAGCATCGTGTCAGGAATGATGCGAGGAAAGCTAGTCTCAGGGTGGTCACGACGAAATTCG